GTGCCACTGGCACGATTGCAGGCACGGCAGGGGTCGCTACTGCAATTGGCTATGTCGGCGCTGCCATGGTCTTGGGGGGCACGGCGCAGCTGCTGTCGCCTGCGCTGACCACTGGGCCTAGAAGTTTTGGGGCGTCTAGCGGCAGAGCACCGGCACGCGAATCATTTTCACCACGCAACAACGAGCCTGCTGACAACCGCGCTAGTTACATTTTCAACGGGGCAGTCAATCTGACGGCACAAGGAAATCCCGTGCCAATTTGTTACGGGCGCATGAGAATCGGTAGTGTTGTTGTATCAGCGGGCTTGAGTACGGAGGACATCTAATGAGTTTTATTCAAGGTTCAGGCGGGGGAAGAAAGAAAAGAAGCGCCCCAAGACCGCAACCGCCGGTTCAGCAAACAGTTGTTGTGCAACAACGTGTTGTGACACCAACGGTTAGCGATGATGCCAACTCATTGTTTAGCAAAAGCAGTGTAAGAATTGTTGACCTTCTAAGCGAGGGCGAGATTGAAGGTTTTGTTGAGGCCGACAAAGAAAAATCAGTCTTTTTTGATGATACTGTAATTAGGAACGATGATGGCACTGATAATTTTGTCTATGACGAGTTTGAGTTTAGACAGGGCCTTGGTCCGTCTGATCAAACATACATTCCTGGGTTCAGCAGCTCCGAAAGTGTTACGCAAGTCAATGCAAGCATTGGCGACGCTGTGGGTGATGCGCATGTCGCAACCGTAAGTGATACAGACACTGATGCAATCATTGTGCAAGTGTTGATCCCTCAGTTGTTTGTTGTGAGCAATGGACTGAAAGCTACGACCTTAAAGTATGAAATTGAAGTTCAGCCAAGTGCTGGTTCGTATGAAACAAAGGTTGAAGCTACTGTAAGTGGCAAATGTACAAGCCCATACGAAAGATCCCATCGGATTTCGTTGACAGGCAGCGGGCCGTGGAATGTGCGTCTTAAACGTACTGAAGGCATTAACGATGACAACACGAACCGCAGAAAACTTCAGTTCAGCAGCTTTACTTCAATCATTGAAGGCAAACTGCGCTATCCGCATTCTGCTGTCGTTGGCTTAAGATTTGATGCCTCACAATTCCAACAAATCCCAACACGTTCTTACGACATCAAGGGAATTAAAATTCAAATTCCAAGCAATGCTACTGTCGACGCCAATAACGGATCTTTAACCTATAGCGGTGTTTGGGACGGGCAATTTCAAATTGCATGGTGTGCAGATCCAGCGTGGATTATGCGCGACTTAATTGTTAGCAGTCGATACGGACTTGGGCGTTTTGTAAGCGCGTCTGAAATCGATAAGTGGTCACTTTATGCGATTAGCAAATACTGTAACGGGCTGGTTAATGATGGCGAAGGCGGGCAAGAGCCGCGATTCCTGTGCAACGTTTACATGCAGGCCCGCGATGACGCTTTTAGTGTCGTGCAAGATTTTGCGTCCGTGTTTCGCGGCATGGCGTACTGGTCTGCGGGTCAAATTGCATTTTCACAAGATCGCCCCAGTGATCCTGTGGCATTGTTTAGCAACAGCAATGTTGTAAATGGTGATTTTTCTTATGAAGGCAGTTCGCTAAAGGCACGTCACACCGTAGCTCTGGTCACATGGAACGATCCGCAGAATGCCTATGAGCAGCGTGTTGAATATGTATCAGACGAAAACGCAATCGCTAAGTACGGCCTGATTGAAACGCAAGTTGCCGCTTTTGGTTGCACAAGTCGTGGGCAGGCCAATCGTGTTGGCCGGTGGCTGTTGTATTCAGAGCAGAATGAAACACAAACCTGTACGTTCAGCGTTGGGCTTGACGGGGCCATTGTCCGTCCAGGTCAAATTATTAAAGTCGCCGATCAGATGCGTGCAGGCTCACGCAAGGGCGGGCGGGTTGCATCTGCAACAACGACACAGTTGGTTTTGGACAATAGCGTTGTATCTACGCCTGGCGACACTATTAGTGTTGTTATGCCCGATGGCCGTGTCGAACAACGTATTGTTGAAAGTGGAAACTTCGATCGCAAAGAAATCAATGTAACAGTTGCTTTTAGCGAGGCTCCCAGCGCCGAAACAATTTACATGCTGGAAACCAGTTCAATTGAAGCTCAAACATTTCGGGTGATTAGCGTTTCTGAAAAAGATGAGCAGTTTCAAATTGTAGCTTTAGAGCACAACAGCAGTAAGTATGATTTTGTTGAAGATGGATTAGCATTACAGCCGCGAGACATTACAAATTTAGATGAAGCACCTGCAACGCCAACGGCACTATCTATTGACGAAAGATTGGTTGAAGTTAACAACGCTGTAACAAATGAGATTGAAATTGCTTGGCGCAATGTGCAAAACGCGACAGGTTACAAGGTTTCTTTGAAAACAGAAAACACGCTGAGCTTTGTTACGCTTGGGGATACGCCATACAACAATTTTACTTTTACAAGCAACGATGTCGGCTTGTTTACTTTTCGCGTAACAGCAATTTCTGCCATCGGCAAGCAATCTTCAGCAGCTGTAATTAGCAAAAACATATCTGGCCTGTCTGCAGCGCCAAGTGATGTAACAGGATTCAGTATGATTCCTGTAAATGGACAGGCTAGGTTGACTTGGGATCGTGCGCCTGACCTTGATGTACGTGTTGGTGGCCATGTCATTATTAGGCATTCACCAGAAACATCTGGTGTGACATGGGCAAACTCAACGACAATCGCAAGAGAAATTGCTGGCAGCAGCACTGAAACTTACGTTGACTTGAAAGAGGGCACCTATTCAATTAAGTTTGTCGATTCAGGTAATCGTCAAAGCATTAACGCAGTGTTGCTTGAGTTTCTTAAGCCTGATTTGCTAAACCTTAGGCTTGAGAGCACGACGACAGAACATCCGAATTTTACAGGAACAAAAACAAATCTTGCTGTTGATTCTGGCAGCAATGAATTAAGACTATCTCAGTCAAGTTCTGCGGCGGCAATTGGGTCTATTTTGCTTGAAACTGGTGATAAATTATTGCAAGAAGATAACACAAGCGAATTGCTGCGAGAAGGCGATACGCTATTCAACACAAGCGGAACTTATCTATTCGCAGGAAATCCAATTACATTTACTGGCGTAACAAATGTAAGCCTTGACTCAACTGTAAAAGTGCGTGGTTTTAGGCCAACAGACAAGCGACTTGATGATGTGGCTGATTTTGATGCTGTGCTTGATTTTGATGGCGCTGTACCGCAAGACGCTGAATGCGAGCTGTACATCAGGACAACACAGGATGACCCAGCCGGCAGCCCAACATATACCAGCTGGCGCAAATTTAATAATGCTGAATTTAAGGCTCGTGCATTTGAAGTGAAGGCCGAGGTTAGCACAAGTAGCAACCGTGACCAAGTTGGCATTCAGCAATTAGAAGTAAGAGCAAATTTGCCTGTCTACTCACAGACGGGCACCGTGACAACAAGCAGCAGCGCGGATGTATCTGTAACCTACAACAACAGCTTCTACTTGACACCCCAAGTAGGCATTGCGTTTACCACGCAAAGCAGCGGTGACTATTACGTCATCAACAACAGCACGGCGGCAGGATTTGACATTTCAGTTTACAATAGCAGTAACACTCGGGTTGCCCGGCAAGTCAGCTGGACAGCAACGGGACACGGGAAAAGCTAATGACCCTTGGCAACATTGAAAACGGCACTGGCAGCACGGTACGCACAGATTTAAATAATAATTTTTTGGCGCTGTTCCAAAGTAATGCTGGGGCGTCAGAGCCGGCGCAGACGTTTAAGTGTCAACTGTGGGCCGATGAAACAACTTCGCTGCTAAAAATTAGAGATACTTCAAATCAAAATTGGTACACAATTGGCAGCTTAGATACAGCAAATCTAGGCTTGGCAACGCTTTCAGGGCCTACATTTACTGGTGGCGTGTCAATTATTGACGGCACTGCATCGGCTCCAGCAATTAAGTTTGCCAATGATACTGACACCGGCATTTTTGGCACTACTGGCCAGGTAAGGGTTGCCACCGCCGGCAACAATCGATTTACCTTCAGCAACAATTATTTTACTGCATCAGTACCTGTAATCCTTGCTGACGGAACAGCAGGAGCGCCTAGCCTGACCAATACTGGAGACACCAATACTGGGCTTTATTTCCCTGCCGCTGACACTGTGGGCGTGACAACTGCGGGCGCGTTGCAATATAGCTTTGACGCCACATCGTTTGAGGTTAAATCACAAAATGAGATTCGATTCAATGATAATGACAACAGTAATTACATTGGGATTAAAGCTGGCACTCTTAGCGCCAATCAAACATTTACGCTGCCGACCGCTGATGGTTCAGATGGGCAAGTATTAAAAACGAACGGCTCTGGTCAGCTTTCTTTTACAACACTTGGCGTGCCAGACGGTGTGCCTGTTGGCTCGGTGTTTTGCATGGCGACAACAGCCGTCCCATCGGGTTACCTTGAGTGCGATGGCAGTGATGTGTCAAGGTCAACTTATGGCGATTTGTTTGCAGCAATTGGCACGACTTGGGGCAACGGTGATGGCAGTACAACATTTACTTTGCCTGATCTGCGCGGGGAATTTGTTCGTGGCTGGAGCAATGGAAGAGCAGGTGTTGACGACACGCGCACATTTGCCAGTGCGCAAGGCGATCAAGTTAAGCAGCACAATCATACTTATACTCGCTCAGGAGGTGGGTCTGTGCAATCCGGCGGGGGTGCTTCAGGTACAGCTACAAGCACTCAAAACACCGGCAATTATCCAACTACTGTCGTGGACGATGACGAGACTCGCCCTCGTAACATTGCTATGATGTACGTGATCAAGCGTTAAGCAAATGGCTGACAGCAAGATTACAGATCTGTCAGAATTGACAGCACCAGCCACTGATGATGTCTTGGCTGTTGTTGACATAAGCGAAGCAAATGCGGCAGACAAAAACAAAAAAATTGAAGTAAGCAATTTAATGAAGGGCGTGGCTAATGGCAGCGCAACGTCTCCATCAATTGCTTTTCAAAGTGACTCAAATACCGGCATTTACCGTGCGGCGGCAGACAAACTGGCCATTACAACAAATGGCACAAACCGCGTCACCGTTGATGACAGTGGGCAATTGCTAGTTGCGACTGAAACAGCGAATGGTAGTAGCAAGTTGCAAGTTAATAGCACAATTTACGCAGCCCCATATACGTTGGGCAATGTGTCCGGCAACATTATTTTGGGCCAAGGCGCTAGTGGTTCAACAAGCACTGTTT